TGAAGCAAGGAAAAGACGGAGCGAGTATTAAGCTGGTTGATAAGATGAAAGCTTTGCAATGGCTTGCAGACCATATGGACATTGCTACAGCTGAACAGAAAGCTAAGATTGAACAGATCAGAGCTAAGACAGCGATCATGTCCGGAACATCCGAAGAAGAGACAGAGGACGATGGATTCATCGAAGCCTTAAAAGGTGAGGTGGCAGATGTATGGGAAGAAGAATAAAGAAAGCTGTCTTTAAGTTTCGGCCGTTCTCTAAGAAGCAGAAAAAGATACTTACCTGGTGGCTACCAAATTCGCCAGTGCATGATCAAGATGGAATCATAGCAGATGGAGCTATTCGATCGGGGAAAACAGTTTCTATGTGTTTATCCTTTGCAATGTGGGCAATGGAAACCTTCAATGGCCAGAACTTCGGTATGTGCGGTAAGACGATTGGTTCTTTCCGGAGAAACGTACTCTTTTGGTTAAAGCTTATGCTTAAGAGTCGGGGATACCACGTTGAAGATCACAGAGCTGATAACTTAGTTGTTATCCGGAGAGGTGGCAAAGAAAATTATTTTTACATCTTTGGCGGTAAGGATGAGCGATCCCAGGATTTGATACAGGGTATCACACTTGCAGGAGTTTTTTTTGATGAAGTTGCATTGATGCCTGAATCTTTTGTTAACCAGGCAACAGGACGTTGTTCTGTTGATGGATCAAAATATTGGTTTAACTGTAATCCAGATGGACCTTATCATTGGTTTAAGACTAATTGGATTGATCGTGCAGATGAAAAGAAACTTGTTTATCTGCATTTCACGATGGATGACAATCTGAGCCTATCTGAGCGAATTAAAGCAAGATATCGGGCGATGTATACCGGAGTGTTTTACAAGCGCTATATCCTAGGTCTGTGGGCCGTAGCCGAGGGAATTATTTACGATATGTTCAATACAGAAAAGCATGTTGTAAAAGACCAGCAATCAGTAGTAGGCAGTAAATACGTCAGTGTCGATTATGGTACACAGAATGCGACAGTATATCTTCTGTGGGAAGAGAATCACAAGGGACAGTGGGTTGCTACAAAGGAATATTACTATTCTGGCCGAGATGAGACTACGCAGAAGACAGACGGAGAATATGCGGATGACATGGAAGAGTTCCTGGAAGGAATCAATGTTGAATCGATCATTGTCGATCCGGCAGCAGCATCCTTTATCGCAGAACTTAAGAAACGAGGATTTAAGGTTAAGAAAGCAAAGAATGATGTACTTGATGGTATTCGATTTGTCGGAAATCTGTTAAATCTAAGTGTATTACAGTTCTCTGAATGTTGTAAAGAAACAATCAAAGAGTTCGGTTCTTATATCTGGGATGACAAGGCATTGGAACGTGGAGAAGATAAACCGATTAAGCAGCATGATCATTGCATAACTGGTGATACGCTTATTGATACAATTGATGGTCCGATTCCAATAGAAAAGCTTGTTGGTAAAACAGGAAAAGTACATTGCTATAATTTAAGGCGAAGAAAACCTGAAATTTCTACATACTATAATGTGAGAAAGACAAGGGAGAATGTCGAAGTATTTGAAATAGAGATGGAAGATGGAAGAACGATCAAGGCAACAGCCAATCATTTAATATTTACTCAAAATGGTTGGAAAAAAGTAAACGATCTAACTGGACACGATTCGATACTTGATATAAGAATAAAGAAATGATAATCTTATATCAGGAGGTGCGTTAAATGGTAGAATATTTAGAAAACGGAGACTTGGCATTATATAATGGATATAAATTCAGAAAAGACAAGCGGACAGGGTACTATTTATCATCAAGAATAATAAACGGAAAACGCAGAAGGCTTCATGTATATATATGGGAATGTGAAAATGGTGAGATTCCAAATGGATATTCTGTACATCATAAAGATGAGGATAAAAGCAATAACGAAATTTCAAATTTAGAATTGATGACAAATAGTAAACATACACGATTACACGCAGAGGAGAAGGCAAGAAACAATTATGATGATATGTTAAAAAACTTAAAAGAAAATGCTATTCCCGCTTCTAAAGATTGGCACAAAAGCAAAGACGGGAGCGAATGGCACAAAAAGCATTATGAGCAAATGAAAGGAAAGATGAAAGTTCCAAGAAAGTTTGTTTGTGAGTATTGTAATAAAGAATTTGTTAGCACACAAACAAGATCAAGATTTTGCTCAAATAAATGCAAATCGGCATGGAGACGAAAATCAGGAGTTGATGATGTTATTAAAATTTGTTGTAAATGTGGCAAGGAATATGTTGCCAATAAGTACCAAAAAACAAAATACTGTCCAGTATGTAAAAATAAAAAGTGTTAAATCCATAGGAAAAGCAGATGTATATAATATGGAAGTCAAGAACCACCACAACTTTAGTGTTTGTGGTGGTTTTATTATACACAATTGCATGGATGCAGTGAGATATTTTGCTTACACGATCGTAAGACGTGAACGAAAATGGAGTTGATTAAATGATAAAAGAAATTATTGAGCGAATAAGGCAGGTGATAAGAAAAATGCTTGGAAAAGAAAATATCAGGGATGCGATCGGAGTTGATGTTGCCGTATCGGACAAGATGGCAAGAGAAATTGATCTCTGGTCGAAGATGTATAAAAATCAACCGCCTTGGAAAAGAAAAGAGCTGAAGCTTTGTGGGTTACCTGCAGCTATTGCTGGAGAATTTGCAAGGCTTGTTACACTGGAATTAAAAACAGAGATTACAGGGAATAAGTTTCTCAACGATGAATACCAAACCGTGACTGATAACATACGAACGTATACGGAATATGCCTGTGCAAAAGGTGGACTTGCAATGAAGCCTTATGTTTCTGACGGACACATTGAAGTTGACATGGTCCAAGCTGATCACTTTTTCCCAACGAAATTTAATTCCAGAGGAGAAGTTATCGCAGCGGTCTTTATGGAAACTGTAACGATCGGGAAACAGGTATATACAAGATTGGAATACCATCAGCATGATGAGAACACTACATATCACATTATGAATAAGGCTTTTGTAAGACAGGATCTTGATAATGTTGAGGTATTAGGAAAAGAAGTATCGCTTAGAGTTATACCAGAGTGGGCAAATCTGGAAGAAGCTGTCACGATCTTAAACGTGAAAAAGCCGTTATTCGCATACTTCAAGATACCAAATGCAAATAATGTCGATGATTCATCTCCGTTGGGAGTATCTGTATATTCCAGAGCAATCGATGATATCAAAGAAGCTGATTATCAATGGACGAGAATCTTATGGGAATATGAAGGGTCTGAATTAGCAATCGATGCAGACATTGGGTTATTTAAACGTAAAGAAAACGGAGAATTTGATCTTCCAAAAGGAAAAGAAAGACTCTTTAGGATGATGGATTTTGACGAAGATCACGACCAGTATAAAGTGTTTGCACCGCCAATCCGTGATGAGAGCCTTATCAATGGATTTAATGCGATTCTTCGTAGGGTAGAGTTTAATTCTGGATTGGCATATGGAACTCTGAGCGATCTGAACACAGTTGATAAGACTGCAGAAGAGATTAAGACAAGTAAACAACGATCATACAGCACAGTATCTGATATTCAAAAAGCTTTGCAGAAAGCATTAGAACAATTGATCTATGCAATGGATGTGATCGCACAACTTTCAAATCTAAATGGCGGTAAGAAGTATGAGGTCAGTTTTGACTGGGATGATTCGATTGTGATCGACAAAGAACAGGAACTGCAGAGTATGCAGCAGGATGCAACTGCAGGACTGATCCGAAAAGAAATATACATTGCGGCCAAGTATGGAGTATCTGAAGAAGAAGCATTGAAAATGATGCCGGCACAGGATGATCGATTTAATATCCAGGAAGAGTAGGTGATCACAGATGCTTGATCCGAAGTATTTGGAAAAGTTCTCCGATCAGTTACTTGGCATTATTGACACCCTGACAATAGCGATCATATCTGATATGGCAAAAAGAATCGTAAAGATAGGGAGTGTGTCAGAATCAACAAAGCATCAGGCTGAGGTTTTACAGAATGCTGGTCTTGTTTATAAAGATACGATCAAGCGAGTGAGTCAGGTATCAGGGTACCAGAATCGAGAAGTTGAGCGGATGTACCAGGAAGCAGGAGTCAGGAACTTAAAGAATGAAGCTGTCTATTATAAACAGGTAGGGAAAGAAGCCGTTAAACTTGAACAGTCAAATGGTATGCAAAGGATTCTGCAGGCAAACGTCAGAAAGACATGTCAGGAGTTGGATAATCTAACAATGACAACAGCCGTAAAATCACAATCCGCTTTTATCCAGGCATGCAACAAGGCACAGATGAAAGTAAGTACCGGAGCATTCAGTTATGACAAAGCCATTGCAGATGCGATCAAAGAGGCAGCAGTGCAGGGAACAGAAGTTTTATATCCGTCACAGCATGTCGATAAATTAGATGTCGCGGTAAGAAGAGCTGTACTTACCGGAGTAAACCAGACTGCAGCAGAAATGAATCTGCAGTATGCAAAAGATCAGAATTGTGATTATGTTGAAACAACTGCACATGAAGGAGCAAGACCAGAACATGCCGTATGGCAAGGGAAGGTCTTTTGTTTATCTGGGACTGATCCGAAGTATGAAAACTTCTATGAAGCGACAGGATATGGAACAGGACCAGGGTTATGTGGTTGGAATTGCCGCCATAACTTCCACGCATTCTTCCCAGGAATATCGACACCAGCATATACGCAAGAGATACTAGATGATTATTCTGCAAAGAACGTAGAATACAACGGAAAGCAATTTACAGAGTATGAAGCGAGTCAGATGCAGAGAGGTCATGAACGACAGATCAGAGAGACAAAGAGGAAACTTGCTGGATATAATTCAGCAATCAGTGAAGCGAAAGATGATACCTTAAAAAATACTTTACAGAATCGGTTTAATGAAGAATCTGTGAGATTAAAGAAACAGGAAGCAGCATTAAAAGCTTTCTGCAAAGAAACAGGAAGGCGATATGAGTCTGCCAGAGTTCAGATCCATGCGGTGAAGAACAAAGCAGGAGATATCGTTGGATTTGGTCGTAGTGTTGCACAGAAAGCTGTATGGAGTAACAGAAAAACAAAAGTCAATGAATCTAAATTTACAGAACGATTAACTGATTTTAATTTAGGACAAAAGGATCTGATCAATCATTGGAGCGTTCAGAGAAATTTAAATAAGTCCGACATTGGAAAAGAGACAATGAAATATATTGTTGATCATCCAGAAATTAATATAGAATTAGCATATCATGTTGATAATCCAGATAAATTATACGGAAAGCAATGGAAAGATAATATTCGTATTTATGCATCAGACACAAAAACAATTGAAAAAACCGCTGAAACATTGATTCATGAAATAACACATCATCGATATGATATTGGTGGATCACAGTGGTCAGAATGCGTTTGCAGAGCTCAGGAGTTAAAACATAAGTATCGCCGTAATACATTGACTGCAGATGAATTAAGAAGTATAATTAAAGAAATAAAAGAATTGTATCCAGAATTACCGTGGAGGTGATTATATATGAGATTTTGGGATGAAGTTGATGAAGCAATTAAAAAAGTAAGACAAGGGCAAGAAGCAACTTGTCCATTATGCAAAAAAGGAAAGTTAGTACCAGTTGGAAATCCAAAAACAACAAAATCATTTTATTGTGATGCATGTAAAGAAAAACTTAATTTAGATTAAACGCCACCTGATCAATGTCAGGTGGTATTTTTATACGAAATTTTAAGAAAGGAGCAGCGAAACATGAAGTCAGCAGAATAGAAGGGATGGTGATCCAAATATCTCCCCGCAGCAGGGTTAAGCTGCAGAGGACACGCAGAGAGATCTGGGTGTTATTTTTATGCAAAGAAATAACATTGGTCAGCTGATCAGACCTTAAACAGTCGGTTCGTGGCGGTCGGTTACACGCCTAAAACAACCTAATACGAAAGGAGCATAGTAACATGAAAACAGATTTTTTAAAAGGTTTAAATCTTTCCCAGGAAGTGATCGATAAGATCATGGCTGAGAACGGAAAGGATATCGCAGCAGAACAGAAGAAAGCAGAGAAGATCACTCAGGAGCGAGACAGCTATAAGCTTAAAGCGGAGAATCTTGAAACTCAGGTAAACGATGCAAATGCAGAGATTCAGAAGTTTAAAGACATGGATATTGACGGCATCAAGCAGGCAGCAGATGACTGGAAAGAGAAAGCTGAGAAAGCAAAGAGTGATGCAGATGCTCAGATTTCAGAAATGAAATTTGATTATGCGTTAACTGCAGCATTGGCAGGAGCGAAAGCCAGAAACAGCAAAGCGGTTAAAGCGTTACTTGATATGGACGGACTGAAACTAAACGATGGAAAGATCATTGGTTTAGACGAACAGCTGTCACAGATCAAGGAAGAAAACGGCTTTTTGTTTGAAAGCGATGAACCTGCACCAACAATCGTTAAAGGAACAAATGGTGGTTCCGGCGGTATTGGTGGAAAGAAACCAAGTGAAATGACATATTCGGAACTCTGTGACTATATGGAACAGAATCCCGGAGCAGAAATTTAAATAAAGGAGTAAAAAATGGCAGGAGCAAAATTTGATTCTAAATCATTTAATCCTCAGGCATTTGGTGCTTATACAGAGAGGATTCCAAATTTAAAAAGAAACGAACTGATCAAATCAAGAGCCTTAAAAGGTAATCAGGATATTAAAAATACGTTCAGTTCTCAGACAGGAACATCATATGCAACTTTACCAATGCATGGTTTAATTGGTGGAACTGCACAGAATTATGATGGCGAGACCGATCTTACATCGGACAGCACAGATACATTCGAAAGAGGTGTTGTTGTAGTTGGACGTATGAAAGGATGGACAGAACGAGACTTTTCCGAAGACATTACAGGCGGTGTAAGCTTTATGGATAATGTTGCAGCACAGGTGAATGACTATAAAGCCGATCTTGACCAGTTGACCATTGTAAAAGAACTGGAAGGTATCTTTGCAATGACAGGAAAAGAAAACAAGACTTTCGTGGATAATCATACTTCTGATATTACAGAAGTTACTGCAACAGATAAGGATGGGAATGTTAAAAATGTTGTACAGGCAGATACTTTAAATACAGCTTTACAGAGAGCATCAGGGGATAATAAATCCAAATTCACAATTGCGATCATGCACAGTGCAGTTGCAACAAATCTTGAAAATTTGAAGCTGTTAAAATATATGACTCAGACTGATTCAAATGGTATTGAACGACAGTTAACACTTGCAACATGGAATGGCCGTTTAGTTCTGATCGATGACTCTATGCCAACGGAAGAAGTTGCTGCAGTAGAAGAAAGCGGAACAAAAGGAGAGTCTGGTTATGTTGCGGCACAGGAAGCTTATACGAAATATACAACCTTCGCATTAGGAGATGGAGCATTTGATTACGAAGACATTGGTGCAAAAGTCCCATATGAAATGTATCGTAATCCAATGAAAAATGGTGGGGAGGATACATTGTTTATGAGACAGAGAAAAGTATTTGCCCCATATGGAATTTCTTATACAAAGAAAAAACAGGCTACAAATTCGCCAACAGACGCAGAACTTGCAGATGGATCTAACTGGGAACTTGTCAACAACGGAAAAACTGGTCAAGATAAGAAAGTAATCGATCATAAAGCAATTCCAATTGCAAGAATCATTTCCAGAGGATAGGCGGTGATCCGGTATGGTGGAATATGCAAACAGGGATTTCTACGAAAATAAATTTTATGGCGAGATCATACCGGAGAAAGCTTTCCCTGGAATGATCTTAAAGGCGAGTATTTTTGTGAAGTTTCTTACATTTTCCAGAGTCGATGATATGACAGAGATTCCAGAAGAAGTAAGCTTGGCCACATGTGCAGTGGCAGATGTAATGTATCAGGATAGAATGAGAAAAGATGATGCAGGAAGGGAGATCGCAAGTGAGAACAACGATGGATACAGTGTAAGTTTTGTGACGAGTCAGAGCAAAACAACAGGCACTGTGGAGCACCGTTGTAAGAAAGCGGCGTATCCTTATCTTGCACATACAGGACTCTTGTACAGGGGGTGTGGGCCATATGATGACAAATGCAGACCTCACGATCTATAACAGTCACGGAGTTGATAAAAAGACAGCACGAAAGATCTATTTAAAGACTCAGATCAAAGGTGTTAATTTTTACACAAAGCAGCAGACAACTATTACCGATCAGGGACTCAGTTCTGCCGATTTGTATCAGATCCGCATCCCGTTATCTGCAGATACAGAAGGGAGAGAATATATCGATGCAGACAAGTATCGGGAATTATCTGCAGAAGAAGCAGAAAAGTATTGGACGATCAACAACGGGGATCTGTTTGGAAAAGGGTTGTTAGAAGATTTTGAGAAAGAATCAGAATTTTTAAAGCAGCAGTACACAGGAAAGGTATTGTCGTTTTCAGATAACCGAAGAGGCAGTTTACCACATTGGAGAATCGGAGGTGCTTAGATGGCAACACAAGTAAAGATAGATTTTTCGCCAGAACAGATTCTTAAGTTAAAAGGATTAGAGAAAAATGGACCAGCACAAAGATTTTTTGTCGGAGAGTTCCGGGACAAAATGGATCCGTATGTTCCGTTTGATCATGGGGTCCTAAAAAATACTGCAATAGAGAATCAAGATTCTATTGTTTATGTGCAACCATATGCACAGAGACAATACTGGGAGAACAAAGGCAGTGGATTCCGTGGCAAAGAATGGGATAAGAGGTGTTGGGCGAATAATGGTGATCAGATTACAGAATCTGTTGCGAAGTTTATTGGAGGGAAAGCAGAATGAGTGTAATCGCAAGTGTGAGAGCATTTATCCAGGACTATCCAGGTTTATCTACTTTTGATGATCTGGTTGGCGTGGAACATCTTCCGGAAGATACAAAAAGTTATGCGATTGAAGCATCTGTAACGTCTCAGCCAATTAAAAAACGGTATATTAACGGTGACACAGAACGCCGTTTTAATTTTATCCTGGCAAGTAGAGAGTACTTCGGGGCAGACGTTGCAGAGAATATCGATGTGGCGGAGTTTTACGAAGATTTCTCAGACTGGTTGGAACGATGTACGATCAATAATGATCTTCCGGAAATGGATAAAGGAAAAAGAGCAATTAAAATACAGGCACTGACAAATGGCTACGTGTTTAACGCAGATGCAACAAAAGCACAATACCAGATTCAGTGTCAGTTAATTTATTATCAAAAATTAGGAGGAATATAAAATGGCAGAAATAGCAAGCAAAACAGTAAAACAGCGTTATCAGGAAGCTTCTTACTTAAAAGTAGGAGAGAACTTCGAACTTATGGGAACTGGTTTTACAGAGTTAAATGAAGATCCAGGAGCACAGACAACAAGTAAAAAATATATCAATGATAAATCATCCACATCAAGCATTACAAGCTATGAAGGTGAGCACGGATTTACAGCCGATCAGATTCCAAGCGAAAAGGTCATTAAAGATCTGGTCAGCATTGGTAAAGAGAGAAAAACAGGAGCGGATGCAGAACGTGAATTTGTTCGCGTTGATCTGGATGAAAAAGTAGAGGGAGATACCACTGGGACAGTATTCAAAGCACGTATGTTTACCGTAGCTGCTGAAATTTCAAGTTTCTCTGATAATGACGGAGAATTACAGGTTGAGGGAACACTTCACGACAAAGGAGATCCTGTTATGGGTAAATTTGATACAAAGACAAAGACATTTACACCGGATTCAGCAACGGAGTAAACGAAAGCGAAGCTTGAAATTGGAATTAAGGAGTAAGATATATGTTTATTTGGAATGAAGAGAGATTTGCATTTAATATTATGGATGCGGAGATGTTGAAGAAATTTAATGATACAAGTAAAGAAATGTGGAAAGAACTCGAAGAGTATGAAAAAAAGAATGCAACTACTGGTACGATCGGGCCGGAGGGTGTTGCGTATGAATCAGAAGTGATTAGCAAATTTTTTGATAAACTGTTTGGAAATGGAGCATCAGACAAGATGTTTACTTCAAAACATGATTTATCGGAGAGAACAAAGGCGGTGAAAAAGCTTTATAAGATAAAAAATGCACAGTTATCAACACATGATAAAACGTTAAACGATATTGCTGAAATGTTAGGAGCTGAATGATCAGGAGAGAACTCCCGGTGTCAGTAGATATCGGGAGTAAAACATATAAGATCGATGCTGATTTCCGAACGATCATGAATGTTGAAGAGATTATTTTTGGAAAAGAGGTTACCGAAGATCAAAAGAAGTTTGCAGAAGAAATGATGAAAGAGATCGATATTGAAGAAAAAGATGCGATCGCAAATGCAAAATATTATGATGCACTAAAACTTTTTTACGAAGATAATATTCCTGATGATCTGGAAGAAGCAATGGAAAAGATGCTGTGGTTTTATTCGTGTGGAAAAGAGGAAACTTCGAAAGCAAAGACAAAAAAGAAAGTGATCAGCTTTGAACATGATTTTGATTATATTAATGCAGGATTTATGCAGGATTATAAGATAGATCTGTTTGAGGTTGATTTTTTGCATTGGTGGAAGTTTATGTCGTTATTCAGTGCATTGCACGATGATTGTAAGATCTGTGAGATTATTGGATATCGTAGTGCAGAGTTAAAGAATTTTGATAAAGAACAAAGAAAAAGGATCAGGGAGATGCAAAAAATCTATGCACTTCCAGATGAGATTAGCAAAGAAGAGAAGAAGAGACAGGATGAGATAACACAGATACTGCTAAATGGTGGTGATCTGTCAGGAATATTGTAAAAAAAGTCAAATTCTTGCAATGTGCATAAAAAATATGCGTAAATCGAGAATTTTGAGAAGAAAATAGAATGTGTTAGAGTCAAATGCAGGAGGAGACAAAGCGCAGAAAACTATTGAAGTAGCCTCTGTGCAATGGTTAATCTTTTTCCTTTCTATAGCGTGGAAGATCATATAAATCCCTGGCGTAGCGACGTAATAAATCTTGACCTTCTAGATTTAAGGCATGATAGTGACGGAGTAATTTTTCTTCCTTTGTGTAGATATTTTTAACACTGAGTTTGTTAGGGCTTTTTGAGCCACTGGCTAAAACCGCAGCAGTAACGTCAGAGTTGATGAAACTGGAGAGATTAGCAGCTGAAAGTAATTGACTTGCGTGATCAGATCCTAATATGTCACAGATGCGACGTAGATAATCCAAATTAACTGTGTTGTTATCACGTTTAATTAAAGAATACAGGGTAGTAACAGGAATATCTGCTAATTCAGCCAATTCCTTTACAGTCATATTTTCTTGGTGTAGGATATCAGATAATTCTTTTCCAAATGCCATAAAGCACCTCCTTTTATATTTATATTATAATTAAAACACGAAAAATCATATTTGTAAACACGAAAAAGAGTATTGACTATTACGAAAAATAGTGATACTATAATTACGAAAAATAGTAGAAAGGAGAATACAGATAATGAAAACTGAAGATTTAGCACATGAAAGAAGAGGACGTCCCACCAGAAATCCTAAAAATAGAAAAATTCAGTGTCGAGTTGACGAGGATACGGATAGCATACTTATAGGATATTGTCGTAAGTATGGAACCAGTGAGTCCGCAGCGATACGTGAAGGGATACGCAAATTAAATGAGGAACTTTAGAAACAAAAAAAGGGAACAGCTGAATACTTTGGCCGGTACAAGCTATTCCCAGATGATAACACCAAAAAGGTATCATTATTATAATGTTACTTCATTTTGGTGCAAAAATCAATATCCAATTTATGGAAGAAAGGCAACAGAATGAATGATTTAAAAATGACAGAACAGACAATTAGTAGTTTAGAAGTCGCAGATATGGTAGAAAAACAGCATAAGAATTTGTTGAGAGATATTACAAAATACAACGAGGAACTCAACCAGCTCAAAATTGAGCCCGTTGAATTTTTCAGAGCAAGTACATATAGGGATGGGAAAGGAGAAATTCGTCCTTGTTTTGATATTACAAAGAAAGGCTGCGAGTTCATTGCTCACAAGTTAACAGGAATCAAAGGCACAGAGTTTACAGCAAAATACATCAACCGATTCCACGATATGGAAGATATGATTCAGTATGGAATCACTCAGAAAGAAAGTTCTAATAAAAGAGAAAAGTTACCATCTGTAAATCAAATGGTAAAAAATATAAAAAGCGCATTGCATGATGCAGGAGTAGATTCTAAATACATAGCAGCAGAGGTTGTTCGTATTTATTCAGACAATGGTTATCCAATTAATGTACCACTGATTTCAGAAGTACCAGTTTTATGGGATTGCACAAAGATCGCTAAAGAATTAGGGATTATGTCAAACAGTGGTAAACCTCATGATAAAGCTGTTAGTGGTATCATTCAAAAATTGGATATAACAGAAGATGAAATTGTAAAAACAGCGTACAGTAGAAATGGGCATGATGGTGTTACAATCCAGTATAAGGACAGCGTATTCCGAAAAATAAAAGAATGGTTAGAAACTAATGGATATCCTACCATGATTGAATATCAGTTATCCAATGGAAAGATTAACAAGTGTAAAGTTGTTTATCAGGAGGTGGCTTAGTTATGGCAAGAGTAAAGAATACGATGAAGTTAATTGAAACATCTGTTGGTGTTATAAATATTCGATATGATTTATGTGCAGAGAATATAATGGATATTAAAAATGCAAGTCGGGATATGTATGATCTGATATGTAACGGATTTCGCTTTGGATACATGCAGGGATTAAAAGCTGCAAAAGCAGAAATGAAATAGTTGATAATAAGAGCGTCTGGAGACAGGCGTTCTTTTGTTGCGAGTATTTTCTTAATATTGTATAATTAAAGAAAAATATTCGGGAGGAAAAAGATATGGGAGTAGCAGATCATAATTCATCAGTGAAGATCCCTTACAGCGTAGAAGATGTTTTTGAAGCATTAAAAAAATCATCTCAGTATATATACGGGATGAAAGTAGATTCTGTAGATGAATTGCTAAAAACGGTTTATTTAAAAGCTGGTATCAGTGCATTTTCATGGGGAGAAAATGTGACAGTAACGGTTAAAGCGGCAGAAGATGGAGAAAGCATTGTAGAAGTGACGTCTGCATCTAAAACAGGAGTATTTGGAAGCGTTGTTGACATGGGAAAGAATAATAAGAATTTAAAGACTATTATGGATGAGCTGTCAATGGAGCTCAAAAAATATCCGAAGATTTCAAAAGTTTCCCCAGAACCAGAAAAAGTTACATCGATTGCAGATGAGATAAGAAAATTAGCAGATTTAAAGAAAGAAGGAATATTAACAGAGGAAGAATTTAATGCGAAGAAAAAGCAATTGTTAAATTTATAAAATTAAATAATTAAAAGGAGCATCTAGGATAACCTAGGTGCTTTTATTATACCCAAATTGCCCGAGAAGGCGTAAAACTATAACGGAATGTGGCTAATCCGAGAAAGTAGTCAGAAGAAGCGAATAGGCGTTGGCTTGGATCTGCGTGGTTGAGCACCCAAGGCGTCAAATAGCTTAGAAATTTTTAGATTTTTAGTTATTTGGTGAGGTGTATACATGGCAGACGGAACAGTTACAATAGAAACAAAATTAGATAATTCAGGCGCAGAAAAAGGATTAAACGAATTAAAAAAAGAAGTTGAATCATCTTCTAAAAGTGCAGGACAAGAGATTGACAAGGCAGCAGATCAAGCAGAAAAAAGTGTCGAGAAAGTAGCGAAAGAAGCAGAAAAGGCAGGAAAACAAGTAGAGAAGAGTGCTAAGGATTCAGCATCAAAAGCCGGACAAGCCGCAAAACAGGGAGCAGACACGGCAGCGAAAGGAACTGAATCAGCATCAACAAAAATGCAGCAGTCCCAAAAAAAAGTAGGAGATGCAGCAAAACAGAGCTCTGATAAAGCAAAAGAATCATGGGAGCAGTCAAATCAGAAATCTGTATCAAGTACAGAGAGTGCATGCTCTAAAATGGCTAGTCTTGTCAAAAAGTCAGCGGTTGTGATTGGCGTTGCTTCTGTTGCTGCAGCTAAGAAAACAATTGATGTAGGAAAATCCTTTGAAGCAGGAATGAGCGAGGTTCAAGCAATCTCTGGAGCATCAGGGAAAGATCTAGAAAGATTATCTAATAAAGCAAAAGAGATGGGAGCGACAACAAAGTTCTCTGCTACAGAATCAGCAACAGCACTAAAATACATGGCGATGGCTGGTTGGAAGACAAATCAGATGGTGTCTGGTTTAGCTGGTGTTATGAATCTTGCTGCAGCGAGTGGGGAAGATCTCGGAACTGTTTCTGATATCGTGACTGATTCTATGACAGCGTTCGGATTAAAAGCAAACCAATCTGGACATTTTGCGGATGTATTAGCAAAAGCATCAAGTAGTTCAAACACCAATGTTGGCTTAATGGGAGAAACATTTAAATACGTTGCTCCACTTGCCGGATCAATGGGATACAGCATCGAAGACACAGCAACTGCCATTGGACTAATGGCGAATGCAGGTATCAAAGGAAGTCAGGCAGGTACATCTTTAAGATCAATTCTTACAAGACTTGTAAAACCTCCAAAGGATGCTGCGGCAGCTTTAAGTGAACTTGGAATCAGCACAACAAATGCTGACGGATCAATGAAACCACTGCGTCAGACAATGTCAGAATTAAGAGAAAAATTTTCTGGATTAACAGAAAGTCAGAAATCACAGTATGCATCATCTATCGCTGGTCAGGAAGCAATGTCCGGATTGTTAGCAATTGTAAGTGCGAGTGATTCAGATTTTAATAAGCTGCAGAAAGCAATCGATAATTCATCAGGAGCAGCCAAGAAGCAAGCTGATATAATGAACAACAATCTTCAAGGGGCGTTATATGAACTTGGTTCGGCAGCAGAAGCAGTTGGGATTGGTATCTATGAAGATATTAAAGAGCCATTAACAAAAGCAGTTAAGGTCGGAACAACTCAAGTAAGTGCGTTAGCAAGCAAATTAAAAAAGGGCGGGATCAAAGAGGTTGTGCCAAAGAGCGCAGTAAATACTGTGCAGAACCTTGGAAAAGTAGCCATGGTTGCAGGAAAAGGCGGCGTTACGGTACTTTCGACAGCAACAAAGGTGTTAGGCAATAATTTAGAGATTGCCCTTCCACTTGCAACGTCTTTTGTTGGTGCGATAGCTGGATATAAAGCATTCAAAACTGCATCAGACGCAGTAACGACATTTTCAACTGCCTTAAGTGCTTTAAATACGCTAGAAAAAGCGAATGCAATTACTCTTGTAGCTCAACAAGGCGGATTAACCGCGTTGCAAACTGTTGTTGGAATTTTTACAGGAAAAATATCTCTTGCAACAGCAGCAACAGGAGCATTTAATGCTACATGCACAGCTCTAGGCGGACCGATTGGTTTAGGAATAGTGGCAGTTGGAGCGTTGGCAGCAGGTGTAACTGCATATGCATTAACTCAAAAACGAGCTAAAACAGAAGCAGAAAATTTTGCAATTTCTTGCGAAAATCTAGAAAAAAAGCAAAAAGAGATGGCAACATCCATTAAGAATCTACATATTGAAAATCAGAAAAATGTCGATTCTACAAGAGCGAATGGTGTTCAGGTTGATAATCTCTACAGACAATTAACAAGATTGATGAAAGTAGAGAATAAAACAGCAGGCACGAAAGCGCAGATAGTAAGCGTAGTAAAACAATTAAATGATTTGCTTCCTGGATTGAACCTTGAATACGATAAAGAGGCAGATAAACTTAATAAATCTACGGCTGCAATTAAGAAAAATATCGAAGCTCTAAAAGAACAAGCAATGGCGAAAGCTTACCAGAAGGGTATGGAAAACGCTGCATCTAAGGAAGCTGAAGCGGAAGTTGCATATGAAAAAGCGTTAAATAAAAGAGAAGAAGCACAGAAAAGAGTAAATGAGACTCAAAAGAAATTTGATGAGCGAAAGAACAAAGTTGGTGTAGGTGGCGGAGACAAGGAGCTAGAGAAGTTAGGAGAAGACCTAATAACATATAAAAAAGCTCTACAAGAAGCCGATGGGGCAGTAAAGAAAAGTAGTAAGAATCTAAACGATGCACATAAAGAATTGGATACTTACACAGATAAATATACTGCGCAGGCAAATTATACTGCATATTTGAAATCCTTGGACGACCTGTCTAAGCAAGCTAAGATCAAGGCAAGTGATATTCCGAAATCTGTTGAGGACGGAATCAAACAGGGTGTTTACGCAAATCCAACCTCTGGAAAAGAATTAAAGAGTCTGATCAAATTAGATGATCTGGTTAATTCTGATCAGTTGGCCAAGATGCAAGAACAGGGAATGAAGATCCCACAGTATTTGGCACAAGGTATTTCTGATGGATCTGTTTCATTTAAAACCGCAGCAACACAGCTTGGAAATGCAATTAACTGGGAAGATTTAATTCAGCAAGTAAAAGATAAAGGAAAAGAAGTTCCGGACAGTATTGCACAGGGAATTAGTTCCGGACAGTATGCTGTTCCAACTTCTATAAAAGCTGTTGAGAATCTAGTTACATTTGAAGGATTAAAAACTAAGGCATTACAAGGTGGAATTGAAGTACCTGATTATCTGGCAAATGGTATTACATCTGGAAGTATGAAACCTGAAGAAGCAGTTAAGGCACTGAGTAATTTGGTATCTTTTCAGGATATGATAGATAAGGCAGGAATTGAAGGATCAAAAGTCCCAACAGAATTAGCAACCAGAGTTGCGCAAGGACAAATATCTGTTCAAGCTGCAGTAAAACAATTGACCGATGCGGTAGGAAAAGAGTCAGAGAAAACAGCTCAAAAGACAAGTGATGCAAAAAAGAAAATTGAAAGCAATACAAAGTTAAAAGCGCCTGATAATTCTGCAACTACTAATTCATTAAAAAAAGTCGCAAAGGCTTCAAATGAAGCATCAAGTAGTTTGAAGAAAAATCAGACCGAAATTAAAAAGGCTTCTAAGATACCGGCTACAGATAATACTCAAAGTGCAAAAACAACATTTGGTGCATTTCCAAAGGAAGCAAAAAAGGCATCTACTGAGGTGAAAAGTAGTAGTAAAACTTTGAAAAGCACAGCTACAAAAACTCTAGCTGCAAATGATGGTGCTGCTAAAAAGGCAGGAGCAAAACTTGGAAATGATTTTGCAAAAGGTATTGCATCAAAATCTGGAGCTGCAAAAAGTGCCGGTTCAAAAGTAGCTAAAGCAGGTTCTTCCGGAGCAAGTGCGCAGAAATCTTCTTTTGTATCCGTTGGTAGCAATTTATCTGCAGGAATTGCATCTGGTATCAGATCAAATTCCGGTGCTGTATCAGCAGCCGCAAGAGAAACAGTAAGAGCAGCAGTTGTAGCCGCAAAAGCAGAAGGTAAGATTCATTCACCATCCCGTGTCATGGATAGTGACGTAGGAAAATGGATGCCGTTAGGAATGGCAGCAGGTATCCGAAAGCATACCAAAGATGTAGAAGATGCTTCCGGAGAGATGGCTAACGCATCGGTAGAAGCTACAGCAACAGCCTTAGGAATCCATTCTCCATCTCGTGTATATAAAGATGCGATTGGTAAGAATATTCCAAAAGGAGTAGCAAAGGGTGTCAGAGAAGGACAGACAGAACTCAATGCAGAAATGAAGCTATCTGTAAATGAAGCGTTATCTGCAGCTAAGAGTGCTTCCAAGAAAGGGAATTATTCCGATATTGGAAACAACCTTGTTTCTGGAATATCCGAAGCACTCAGCACAGCAAAGTCAAGATCATCAGAAACTGTACAAGAAATCATTGATCAGCAGACAAGTAAAGTTTCTTCGAAGCACGATACAGCAGAGAAAAATCTCCAAGATAAGATCAGTAAGACAAAAAATAAAAAGGAAAAAGCAAAATTAAAAAAACAGCTGAAAAAGTTAAAGAAGCAGAATGCTGCAGAAGAAAAGCAATTAAAAATTGCGGGAGAAAAAACGGCGGCAGCATACAATGATGCATTTGAGAAAGAAGCTGATCGATTAAATAAGATTGTACAGGAAAAGTTACAGGATCTGTCAGATGAATACCAGGAAGCGTATAACAACATCAAGAGCAAGATGGACAGTTTAACTGATAAACAGCAATCTTGGGGAAATATCTATAACCTTGATCAGAATATCATGGATATTGAAAAGTATCAGAAGAACTTGAAGTTGCTAGAAAACAAGATTCCTGAGTCTATGATGGAAAAGATTCTCGGAATGGATATTGATGCAGGAAATGCTTATATGGCATGGTTTCAGCATATGTCAGAAGCTGAACAGCAGGCTTACATTAATAAGTGGAATCAGCAACAGAGCATGTCCAAAACATTTTCTGAAAACTTCTTTGGAGATGATCTTGCAAAACTTCAAGCAAATTATGAATATGAAATGAAAACAGTCACAGATGATCTGCAGAAAGAGATGAAACAGGCAGGAGTTAATATTGCAAAGGGATTAACTGCAGGTATGGAAAGCGAAACCAGAAACCTCAGCAAATCTATGAAGAAAATCTGCCAGAATATTATTAAGACAGCCAAAAAGACACTTAAGATTCATTCCCCATCTCGAGAATTTGTAAAGATTGGTTCCCATGATATTCAGGGAGCAATCAAAGGACATGAAAAAGAAGCGCCAAATCTGTATAAACAAATGGGAACGATCTCTCAGAACATGGCACAGAAATTTGCGAAAGCGAAGTTGAACGTTCAAGATATTCAGTCAAGGATGCAGGATGCGATTAACCTGCAGATGCAGACGATCACAACAAGAATGCAGCCAGTTATGCAAACAGATTCAGCTAATGGATCAGAATCAGTAGTCTATACTGGACCAGAACGAATTGAGGTGCCTGTGATTGTAGATGGTCGAGAGATTACAAGAGTAATCGCTCCTTACATGGACACAGAATTAAGTACAAGAGCAACACGAAAATCAAGAGGAGGTGTATAGTATGCCAGGAACATTAGGAGCCACGATCGGAGAAAAACATACCTTAAAGGATTGGAATCTTGGGTGGACTGCGATCACTCTTGGTTTTCCGGAACCAAAAACATATGAACTGGATATTCAAGGAGCAGATGGAACACTGGATATCACTGAAGCGGTTACTGGCGGAGATGTGAAGTACAAGAATCGTAGTCTTTCCTTAGAATTTGAAACTCCAGACGAAGACTTTTTTGAATGGGGATCTATTGTATCGGACATTGCAAATTACCTGGTTGGTAAGAAAATGAAGATCATACTCGATACTGATCCATCTTTTTATTACATTGGCCGACTTACGATTGATGTCGAAAAGACAGATCGTATAAATGGAAAGCTTGTAATGTCCGGAGAAGTTGATCCATATAAGTATGAAGTTGCTTCGTCTCTGGAAGATTGGTTATGGGATGATTTTAATTTTGAAACTGATATTATCCGTGAATATGGAGGCATCAAAGTTTCTGGAAAATACGAGTTAAATATTTATGGAAGAAGAAAGAGAGTGATTCCTGTGATCGAATGTGATACACCGATGCAGGTTACATATAACGGGGCCACTTATGATCTTCCAAAGGGCAAAAGTAAAGTGTTCGATATCTGGTTATCAGAAGGGGATAACCTTTTAACGTTTACAGGAAATGGGACAGTATCTGTCGATTATCGAGGAGGTAGTTTATAAATGTACAAGATACTATGTGATGGGAAAACACTGCATGATGTCCGCGATCCGGATTATCAGGTATTAACTCCTAAGATATCATTGGAATTAAATAAAACGGGAAATCTTGATTTTGGGATGATGCAAACACATCCGCATGTGAATGATATCAATAAATTAAAATCTCAAATCAATGTTTATGAAGATGATGAGCTGTTATTTTCCGGAAGAAGTTTAACGGATGAAAAAGATTTTCAGAATACAGGGCAAATCTCTTGTGAAGGAGAGTTGTCTTTTTTGTTAGATTCAATTCAGCGACCGCATAATTACGGAACCGAAACAACAGAAGCTGGGACAGCAGATACCAATATAGAGATTTTTAAAAGATTAATTCACGAACATAATTCACAGGTAGAGGAAGCAAAGAGATTTGAAATCGGTGTGATCGATATTGAAAGTGTTACGATCCCAAGTTTATCGACAAATTATGAGAAGACCTGGGATTTTATTAATTCCAATTTTTTGGAGAAATATGATGGATATCTTCGTGTCCGGTATGATGGGAACGTGCGATATCTCGATTACGTAAAGCAGTATGGAAACGTAAGTAATCAGGTCATTAGATTTGGAGAAAATCTTCTTGATCTGAAGAAATACTCTAGGGCAGAAGACATTAAAACAGCGATCATCCCAGTTGGAAAAGATAACGTGACAATCACAACAGCGAATGGACACAATGGAACAGATTATGTATATAACCAAGACGCGGTAAATTTGTATGGTTGGATTTATGACAAGGTTGATTTCTCTGAGGTATATGATCCAGACAAACTACTGGAAGAAGCAAATAAATATCTGCAGAAGTGCATCAACTTAGCAATCACGATTGAACTTACAGCTGTTGATCTGCATATGATCGACGTTGATATTAACGCAATCAGACTTGGAGATCTTGTTCCTTGCATATCTACACAGCATGGAATCATGAGTACGTTTGGAAATCCAGACACTTATTATCTTGTAAGTAAATATGAATTGGATTTAGAGAACCCAGCAAACAATAAGATTACACTAGGAAGAACAATCAGTACATTGACAGACAAACAAGTGCAATCGTCACAAAATTTAGAAACAAAAATAAATGAAGTTCGTACAGAAATGTACAACATATCAGGGAACGATATGGAACCTATCACAAACGAAACACTAGAAGGATTATTAAATTAAAATAGGAGAAAAAATGGCAGATAAAAATTATTTAGATTCTGATGGGGTATTATATCTGTGGCAGAAGATTAAAGCAAAGATTACGGATGCAGTCAAAAACAAAGTTGATAAAGTCAATGGAAAAGGTTTATCTACGAATGACTACACGACAGCAGAGAAAACAAAACTTGCAGGGATCGTGGATGGTGCAAATAAATATGTCCATCCTACATCTTCTGGTAACAAGCATATTCCAAGTGGTGGAAGTTCTGGACAGATTCTAAGATGGGGAGCAGATGGTACAGCTGTTTGGGGCTCTGATAATAATACAACTTATGCAGATGCTACTCAGTCAACACACGGACTTATGAGCACGATAGATAAGAAGAAACTAGATGCATATCCAACGTATTCATCTATCCAGAGTACATATGCTACAAAATCAGAAATCACAAACATGTACAAGTATTGCGGTTCTGCCGCATCTGCAGACAAATTGCCGACAACAGGACAACGTGTTGGCGATGTTTATAACATCGAAACTGCTAGTACATACGGCGGTGCTGGTATGAATGTAGCATGGAATGGCAGTGCATGGGATCCATTAGGCGAAATTTTTAGTATATCAACGATCGCAAATACCTGGATGGATACAAATCTTACATAAAGGCAGGTGCTTGATATGGCAAATTACTTAGATGAAACAGGATTGTTAAAACTTTGGAGTAAGATTAAATCTTACGCAGCAAAGCAGATAGATATGAATAAAGCAATCGTAAACATATCCGCTAGTGGTACAACATTAACTGTCACAAAAGCAGATGGAACAACAAAATATGTAACAGCGGAATTAGTAAAAGGGCAGATGATTTATTGCTGCAGTAACAGCGAAGATCAGATTTATTGCTGTTAAATGGAAGGAGATAAAAATGGCATACACAAAGAAAACATGGGTAAAAGGAAGCACACCGCTTAGTGCGGAAAATTTTAATCATATGGAACAAGGGATTGCTGATGCACACACAGAAATTACGCAGCTAAATTCTGACATATCAAATGTAAATGATGCTCTTGCTAATACTGATACTAAATTACAACTATCTAACATAAAAACATTGTCATTAAATTGGAAAGACGGTGTTCTTGAGTTCTACGTAGATGGTACAAGGATTTTCGGAATTAATGCCCGTTGGAACGGTGGCACAATTTAA